TTTTTCAACATCTTTAAGGGAAGTATATTCTGATGAAAGTGATTTTGTTAAGTTAGTAGCTTGTTTTGTTAAATCTAAAGCTAATCTATCTTGAGTATATTTTTCTTTAGATGTTTTCAGGATAAAAGCCATTTTATCTTGTATTTGACTTACAAGATTTAATTGATCTGCAATTGCTTTGTTAGCAGCTTCCGTATTTTCTTTACTTATTTCTTCCTGTTTCTTTGCCATAAGACTTAAATATATATTATAAATATTAAAAGGTACCAAAATTTGATACCTTTTTTTAATTATTATAATTTACTTCTATCAGGATTTACCCAATCTAAAGTTGTTTTGGTAGTATTACCGGGTTTTTGGTTATTTTTGTTGTTTTCTTGGTTAATTGAATCTTGAATAAATTTAAAGGTAATATTTCTTAACCAAATGGGCATATTATATACCGTAAGGTAATCATATCCTCCACGTCCAAAATAAACAATTTCGTGAATAGTTTTAAATAAATTAAATCTATACTCTTGCGTCAGGCCAAAAAAACTGTACCTGCATAGGTACGGCAACCTCCTCTTCACCATTTGCACTTTCGTGAATAAATGTCATTTTAATATCTGGTTGGGTTGCTTTTATGTGGGATCTTAAAGCAGTTGAATCACGTGCTAAAAAATAATTATCAACAAATTCTCTAATAGTTTTTGGATCATCCTCCCCATCAACTGAAAGAAGTTGGTGTTTTAATTTAGTTGAAATATCAGTAGATGAATTTTTATTAATTCTTTTAAGACCTTTACTTTCAGCTTCAATTGCTTTATCATCTCTTGATGTTAAATATTTAAACGTAAGTTTATTTTTTCCTGTAGGAGTTATAAATTCAAATTCATTAACACCTTTAGTTACTTTTGTTTCATCTAAATAAATAGTAGGAAGTTCATTAAGATCTAATAATACTTCTTCGCCCTCATATGTGAATGGATAATCTTTACCATAACCTAAAATACGAGCCGCAATCATAATGGCATTTTTATCTCCAATTAATAGATCTTCCCAATCGAATTTAGTTACTACAAGGGATTGTAATAATTTATCAATTACTATCCCCTGTTTAATATAATTTACGTTAGTAAGAATATCTTCTTCTTTAGCTGTCATATATTTTATTTCGACAGTACCTTTTGATAAGGGGTGCTTTTCAGGGTAAAGTAAACCTTTTGATGGTAATTCTACGTGTTCCGTAGGGAATTTGTGTTTTTTTTCTTCCATAATTTTTATTTATTATAACTTTGTTGTTCGTATATAAATATATGGAAATAGAGGAAGCTCGCATTTTTTGCGAGCTTTCTTTAAAATAATTTTAAAATGTTTAATTAGAAATTTAACACACAGTAATCAGGTTGAACTGTCATTGTAAGGTTTATAGCTGTATCCGCTGTATCCCAATTGTATTCACCAAAGGCAGCACTTGTAATAAAACATCCTTTTAACACCCATTCAGAAACAATATCTCCTACAGGACCTAATACATTTATTGTTAAATCTTTTTTATACATATCCGAATAACCATCACGTCCTGTTACAGATTCATGGTGTAATCGTACCCACTCCATTATTGCTTGAGCTCCTGAAGGAGTTACTGGGTCATAAAGAGTAAATGTAATTGGATCCCATTTTGTCATACCTTTAAGGTAACGTTGAGTGTTAATATGATTTAAAGTGACTGTTCCTGAATTAAGGGTAACTGCACTTACACCCTTAATTTCATATGATGGAATACCATCAATATACACGATAAACCTATTCGCTTGTTTTGGTTCAAAAGCGGTGAAAAATATTTCGTTAGAATCTAATATTGCCATTTGTTATTTTATTTAGTTTTTTATTATAAATATTTAATATTTAAATTTTTTATCCAGGGAATGTTGCTCCTGTTGGTAAGATATTGAAATCTAGATAAATAAATTCTGCTGTTTTTGTTGGTTGTATATAAATCTGGCCTACCATTTGATTTCTATCGATTACATCAGCTGTGTTATTGCTATCATCCATTATTACTTTAAAAGCATATAAACCTTGTTTTTGTTGTACTGTTTCTAAATATGGATTTACTGCAGCTAGGAATGCATTTCTTGTAGCTATTGAATTTTGTTCAAATACTAAGTTTTGAGCTACTTGAGAAATATAAGACTTAAGAGCAATTAACAAGCGACGAACATTTACACGATCAAGAGCAGATGCTTTTGATTGTAATGTTTTTTGGCCATATACTACAACTCCTGTTCCCGGAAATGTAGCTATTGGATTTACTTTATTTGCATATAAATTATCACGATCTGTTTGTGACAATTTTTTCTCAGCTCTAACTACTGTACTTAATCCACCTCTAGTAATACCGGCTGGTGCAAACCAAGGTTCTGAGACACTATCGTTGAAAGCATAAGCTCCTGCTACTAAACAAGATGCTGGAAGCCAAACTAATTGTGCTGAATCTGGGTCAACTGTTTGAACCCAAGGCCAATAAGCAGCAGCATATGAAGTATTTTTAGTACTTGCTTGTGCAATTGCTTGAGTTATACTAGAACCAAAAGGAACTAAATCAGCTATATAAATATTATCTCCTCTAAGTTGAGTATTATTAATTATTGTTGTTATTTGTGAAGCACCTAAATTAGAAGTTGCGGAGGATAATCCAGGAGTTAATAATACATTAAATCTATAATCATCAGCATTAGCTAATAAGTTAATCATATTATTATAACTACTTGCGGTTATACCTTGAGGAGCTGTTGTTGCTGTAGTAATTTGATCGTAATAACTAGCTGCACCTATAAATAAACTACCTGTTGCATTTGTAAAAGATCCTTGTGAATTTATTGGAATTGAACTTGTGTATTGAGATTTTGCAATACCGTTATTATCAAAGAATAATGGAGTGGGTGTTAACACACTAGATACATAAACATATCTTGAATTGTTTGAATAATCTCCAAGTACTTCAATTTGATTATCTGCAGAACTATATTGTTTTCTTTGATTACCAATTACTTTAGATATATAATTTGGAGCTGTTGGGTCCATTGATAAATTGGTCCAAGTTTCTAATACAACTGGGGTATCTGTGTTATCATCACCTCTACGGATTAATAAACTAAAAGTTCCTGAGGATGTATTGTTATTTTGGATTTGATATCTAATATTATCTACTGATCCTGAAAGTAAGGCGCCTGCAGAATCTAATGAACTAGAGCTATTCATAATAAGACCCTCAGATATTGTTTTTAAAACAAAAGCTGGTGTATTTGTACCTCCTGTAAAGAAAGTAGTAGTACTTCCTGAAGTATAATAAAGGCTATTATTTGAAGATCCAGAAGTTATAGAAAATAGATTAAGAGTACTTGTTGTATTTGAGGCTGTAATATTTGACCACGAAGAAGTATAAGCAGTTACTGATGAACTAACATTAATTGCGGGAAATGTACCTGCAGCAAATGAAGCTGGGTTTGTAAAGGATGCAGCATTAATGTTAACTTGAGTTGCTGAGTTTACTTGCGCAGAACCTGTGTAATTTATAGTAATACCATTTAAATTAAATGAACTAGAACCAACAGCTGCATAGCTAGCTGAAAGGGCAGTTACATCTAATGTTGCGGAAGCAGTTGTAAATCCTACACCACTAGCTATACCTAGACCTCCACTAACATTGTTGTCACATGAAACTGCAGGTAAAAAACTACCAGTTACTACTCTTGATACTAATAATGATTTACCACCATTATTAAAATAGTTAAAAGCAGTTACTGAGGTAAAATAAGTATAAACTTGACTAGCACTTAAAAAAGTAGTACCAAATTTATTTTGATAATCACTATAAGAACTAACCATTGTAGGAACATTTACAGGACCTTTTACGGTTGGTCCAATAATAGCTGCTCCAGCAACAACGGGTTGAGTTGATACAAAAGAACCATCATTTTCTGATGCTAGTACTCCGGGGGATATTAGTGTTTCTGCCATTTTAAAATTATTTTATTTTATTATAAATATATTAAGGATTTTCAAAATTAGATTTTTTAAATATGCCTGTATCGGGATCTATTATTCCATCTCCATATTTTTTATGTAATAAAATACCCATTTTTTCACAACTGGTATTTATTATTTTTAATTGAAATTGGAGATATTGTTTTTTTGATTGATATTCTATTTCTAATTCTTTAAAATTTAAAGATAAACTATTTTTTTTAATATCTAATTCTTTTAAAACTGATAATTCTTCGGGAGTTAGAATTATTTGATCCATATTAATAAATATTAAGAACTTTATTAAGAGATTTAATTACTCGAGAAGGATTAATTGTTTTTGTACATTCAAATTGTTTATATGTATTTTTATGTTCTGGGCACCATTCCCAATCACCTGGGTTTAGCCAGTGTTTGTTAAAACATCCTGTGCATACATTAGTATCATAATTAAAAACTCGTTCACAATCTGTAAATTCACTATAAGGTAAACTAAATCCTGATATTAGTACTGTAGGAGTTCCTATTGACCACGATAACCAAGAAAGACCACTTCCAACACCTATAAAAGCATCAGCATATTTTAAATCTAACATTCTATCTTCAATAGGATAATTTCCGGTTTTATCAATTACATTTTTTAATGTACCTCCTAACTTAGAATCATGCCATTTATCTCCTAGTTTTTCATGAGTAATCATTACTACTTTATAATCTTGTTCATTTAAATAGTCAATTATTGATTGCCATCCTCCTTTATAATTCCAATATTTAGCATGTGCCGAAGCGTGAGGAGCTATAATAACATATTTATCTTCAATTTGTCTAGATTTATTAGGTATTGTTACTTTTGGTTTTATTTCTCTATATTTTAATCCTAAAATAGAGGTTGATGTTTCTCCTAAGGGATGTTGTTTAAAATCAATTGGGATTTTAGAATTTGTTACTGTTTTATCTTCATTATAAAACCACCCAACAGTATACATAGCATACAAATCATTTACTTCAGTTCCGGGATTAACAAATTCTAAGTTTGGATATTCTTTTTCAAACCATTCATTATGAAATGTAGAACAAATCACCTGGCATTGGTGTGTTTTTCTAAATTCATCTATAGCAGGAAACCAAGCTAATGTATCACCAATTGCGGATGATTCAAAATGAATATAAACTCTTTTATCTTTAGCATTATAATTATGTTCAAATACTAATTCATTATTTTCTTTATCATAAACCTCAATTCTCCAATTAATAAAATATTCAATACTAGGTTTAGTCCACATATTGTTGCTAATTTCAGTTTCATATAAACTTTCATTATTTACATTATTAATAAATTTAATTAAATATTTTTTTGGATCCGAACCTATTATTTCTAAAAATGCTCCTTTTACAAAATTAAATACAAATTTATTTAAATTTTTTTTATAAGGTAAATTAAGTTGTGTAATATTATTGTATTCTTTGATTAAAACTTCTTTCATATATTTTAATTAATTCTTTTGAACGATTATACCATGATAATTCTTTAGCTGTTTCTAAACATTTTGTTCTATATAAAGCCCAATTATTTATAATATCTTTTAAACCTTTATCCATTTCAAATATATCACGAGGAGATCTCCAAGCACCATGAAAATCAGTTTCTTTTTCCCAATCCGCAATAATAGGTAAACCTGCGGCCGCAGATTCAACCATTGTTAAATTAGGATGACCAGCTTCTAACATTGTAGGGTGAATAAAAATATCATGTTTATGATACAATTCTAATAATTTACTATTAGGAGTATCAAATACCAAGTTTAGTTTAGGATAATTTAACATCCATAAATGAGCATTAAAAAAGCTTTTATTGTCTGAAGGACCTGCTATTGTTATTTCAAGATTATTTAGCATTGCTAAACCTAAACCATATGTAAATCCTTTTCTATCAAATGTAGAATTACCTGCTAGACCATTATTGGCTATCATTAATAGTTTTGGTTCTACTGGTGTTTCTTTTTCAATGGGATAAAAATCATCTATATTCACACCATGTGAAAAATATTCACATTTTGGATGATCAAAATAATCAACTAAAAATCTAGCAGGCATTAAAGATATAAGTGAACCTTCAATTGCTTGTAAATTTTCTTTATATACGTGAGAATCTTTACCATAATGATATGCGTGATGATCATGTAATTGATAAATATAAGGAATATTTCTTTCTGATAGTTCTAGGGCTAAATTAGCAACATGACAATGAACTATATCATATTCATTTGGTTCAATAACTCCAGACATTTTAATATCAACTTCATGTCCTAATTTATCTAAATTATTAGTAAATTCCCATACTATTTTTTCAATAGCACCCCAAGCTGGAGGGGGAATAGGAATACCACATCCTGGGTCTATTTGGCATATTTTCATTCGGTAGCGTATATTTCGGGACTATTTTCATCAATTCCTTTAAATTCTTGTTCAATAATACTAAACCCCGGGAGGTGTTTTGTGTATATTTTTTCAGCAGTACCTACTTTTAATTGAGCAATATTGCATACCCACATATCAAAAGCATCCCACAAAGTTGTTTTTATTTTATCTTGAATATAATTTATTTTTTCATTATTAATTAAATAAGACTGAGCAGGGATAAAGGGAGTTACATTTGTATAAATGTCTTCAATTTTAGGTCCATTTAAATTACGATTATTAAATGGATTACCAAATCCAATTATATCTTGGTTTTGTTCTTTAGATATTTTACTAAAGCGAATTAAAGAATCATATAATTCTTGATAATCAGAATCTATAATTACATCTCCTTCAAATATTAATATATAATCATAATCTTTATTGTCATCTGCTAAAATAGCATTTGTATGAGCTAAATAACAACCATAATGACCCGGTGCTAATTTATAATATCCAGGCTTATCTTGAACATCTTGGGGTCGAGCACAAGTATCACTAGGAGGTAATTCTGTCCATATTTTATTTACTCTTTGTTCGTATTTGATACCTGTTTTATTGCAAAAATCTTTAATATTTTCTACTGATCTAATTTCCTTTAGATTAGAATCAGGTTCAGTAACTAAATGCATTAGTTTAATCTTTGTATTTAAGTTTTTTATTTCTAAATTACCATTAAATTCAAGATTTTTTACTTGAATAGTA